CAAAAATAACAAAACCCTTATTGATGGCGTTATCATTTTTGTCAGGCATTCCCTCTACTAATTCAAAAGGATAATTCCAAATAGTTGCAGGAATTTCTCCTTGTGGCCTTTGGTAAATGAATGCTCCTAGACCATCTCCAGCAGCTATTGAATCTTCTCTCAATTTTCTAACATAACTGAAAATAGTTCTTTGCATATAGTATTTAGCTCCATTGTGAGCACCTACTAAACCTGCATCTTGCATATCTAGTAAGTTTTCAGCAGTAATGTCGGCAAATCCTAATGCAGCAGTCATAACAACAGGAGTTACACTTCCGTTATTACAAATACCAGTCCAAGGCGCACCATTACCATCAAAGAATTGCTCATCTTCTTCTTGCGCAGTTGCTTCAGCTACTAAGTCAGCTAACAAGCCAGGTAAGTTGATTGCAGTATCCTGTAACAATTCCTCTGTCATAGGAATAATGCAAGCCAATTTCTTTAATGTTTGTTGTACTCTTACGAATACAGGTTGTGTGGCTGTCTTTGATATGGCTTCATCAGTCCAAGTCATAGAAACAGAACTACCTAATGCGGTAATATCTCTAGTATTTCCTGGGCCGCTGAAAGGTAAATATCTCATTTCTCTACGAGCAACACCATATACATCCTCTATTAATCTAATTATTTCGTTAAATAATTCAGATGGAATAGTATATCCTGCTTTTGGGGTATCACCAGAAGAAGTTGTTAATGCTTTCATTTGCATTAAATCTCCTTGCGTCAACGATACACACCAATCCATTGTCTTTTGTGACCATTTACCACTTGATGGCAATGTTTCACTGGCTACATTGATTTCTCCTCTCTTAACTGCAACCATTTTATCTACAACTGATTTAACTTTTTGATCTACTTCAAGTTTAATCAATTCCCCTAATCCCTTTGTGTCAATTCCCTCATCAACTTCTTTGGTGATTTCAAAACTTTTAGCTTGTTCGTCAGTTAATTCACTGGCGTGTTCAGCTAAAAATGCTTTTTCTTCATCAGAAAGGTCTTTGAGTTCTTTGGCTAAAATATCTTTTAATACGAACATAAAAAATATCTAATTACTTCTAACCTTTTGCTTCTCTGTGAGAAGCGTTCGGATTATTTTGTTTAAGGTTTTTATCGCTTTCTTCGGCGATTTTTCCTTTTGCTCGTTAGAGCTTTCGGTCACGACCTGTTTATCTTTAAATAAAAGATTTTTAACTTCGTTGGAGATATTTACCTTACCTAATTCTTTCCCGTCTTGATCCTCTATTTTTATCTCCTTTAATTCTGTATTTACTATTAGGTTAAATGATTTTTCGTCGTCTGTGGCGTCCCCTGTGTCGCCTGTGTCATCCTCTGGCGTGTTTTCCTCTGCTTCCTCATTATTATCCCCTGTGTCCTCTGCTCCCTCATCAGTGCTATCCTCGTTGCTTTCTGCGTCTTTCTTGAAATCTATTGTTTCCTCAATCTCGTCTACTTTCTCAAGGGCTTCTAAATCTAATCCTTTTGATTTTGCTAAAGCTAATGCATTGGCCGGGACAGGAACACAAGATATTTCTAATAATTCATTCTTAACTAATTTCATTCCTTTTTTATCATCTGTTATTTCTCCCAGCTTAAACCCTACTGAAAATGCGCGCATAAACTTACCCTTATATAAGTTGTATACTGTTTTTATTAAATCTCCATAAATACCTACTCCCTCGTCAACTGCAAACATAATCTTACCTGCAAGATTTCCTTTCTCGTCTAACTTTAATTTAGTAACCTTTCCGATTGGTATGTTTCTGCTATCGTGAGCAAATAGAACTACTGGATTCTTTTTAAAGTTCTTTAAATTCCAGCTCTCCTGTTCTATTGGAGGATCACCAGAACGATCAACATCGGCAGTTGAAAACACTCCCTCTATTGTTCTGTTGTCATCGTTAGATGCTTTTACTTCAAAAATTAGATCTTTTTTAACCATAATATTATATTAATTTTATTATTCTATAAATGGGCCAACTGCGCACCTACAATTTATATCATCTGGAGCATTTTTTAAATGTCCACCAACCTCAAATGGTTTGTCTACATCTACAACTTGTCCATCTGCTGCTGCGTGTTCTGGTCTAACCCTGTCATCCATTGTGGCAATCCATTCTTTCTTCGGCACGACTCCACTTTGCTTGTATGCTTCCACGCTTGCTTCGTTTATAATAGCTCCTGTTTGAGTTCTTGCTATCCTAACAGCTTCTGCATCTCCTCTAATCTTATATACTCCCTTAACTCTATCTTTAATTTCATTGATTCCCTCTCCTTTGGCTAATGCTTCGTAGTATTGTTTTGATAATTTTGTTCTAGTTGTTTTGTTTATTAAGGAAGAGTCCACTTTGATCTGGTTTTGTAACCATACTCCTATAAATCCCTCTGATATAAATGGTTTACCAACACCAACCCTAGCTAATGCTGCGTTGCCGGATATTTTTAATATCTTTAATTCTGATGGTGTAATTGCTGCCATTAATCTTTCATTCTCTACTTCCCAATCAAAATCTAATAATGCTTTCTTAATATGCTTCTTATAATTAGTTTCATACTTATAATCCTTTTCGTTTATAATTCTAAACAATCTTTTCTCTTGATCTATTAAGAATTTTCTAACAACTGGCAGTAATATATTCTTTCTGCGATCTAAATCTGCTAAATATGTTCTCCATATTATCTTTCTCTTTTCTTGTTTTAACTCATCTAATTCTTTTTTTTCTTTTGATGCTTTCTTTTTATATTGCTTTCCAATTTTATCTTTTAATTCTTTAATCCTAATGTCGTTAAACAATTCTTTTCTTCCCTCAAAGATACCTGATTGAACTGGTTGTCCTAATATAACTGTTCTTTTGTGAGGTATATACATAGATAAACCTACTATTGAATTGATTTTACTGCTTGCTAATGTTTCTTCTCCACCAATTTTCAATGGCATTAATCCCTCTTTCTCTCTAATTTCATTTGGTGTCATCCATCCATTATCTGAAGCATTCTCATATATCTTTAATTTTTCCTCTACGTTCTCTGGTGATGGATCAACAAAATCTAATATCAATCCTTTACCAAAATGAGGAACTAGGAATTGATTTAGTGTATCTACAAAATCTCTCATCTTTGGTTTAATGTTCTCTGTTAAAAAACTTGCCATAGCTGCGTCAGCATTGGCCCTATTAACATCCTCTGCTATCCCTATAACTGACTTTGGCATTTCAAAGGCCATAAATATATCATCCCTTGTCGCTTTAAGACCTGATATATAGTCCATATCCTTTTGAGCAGTTGATATTTGAACATATTTTAATCCACTTTGTAAAATACCAATCTTTGAGTTCTTTCCTACTCCTTTGTATTTTTTACTCCATTGATCGCGTATTTCTCCTATTCTATCCTTATTTAATGGTTGATCTGACTGTAATACTGCATCAAGGCGTGCATTATTTAAAAAGAAATTCCTTTGAAACTTCGTGGCATATTCTTCAGTGTCCACTCTTGCTTGTGCTGGTCTGATTGGTGATTGCCCTGTTCTATCTGCAAACTCTTTTAATGGAGATGGCTCGTTAAAATGAATAATCTCCTCTGGTGTAAAATGTAATTCTTTCTGTCCGGGTATTCTATAAATATATTCTTTTATATAATCTGTTGCGCTTGGTATAATTCTAATCCAATCAGGCCTTAAGTTCCAAAGCTCTGCTACCGTATTTCCAATCATTGCCTTATACCAATATCCATCTCCTGTTAGTAATTCGTTTATTGCTTTTAATTTAATTAACTTTGCTTTACTAACAAATGGGCTTGGGTTTGCTAATAGATCTAAAAGAGGGTGCGCTAATATTTGTTCAAGCTCACCCTTTGAATTTTTAATTCTAAATAACTTATATTCTATTGAAGCAACTTTTGCTGAAATCTTTTTAACACAAGCAAACACATCTAACGACTTGTCGTATGTTTCAAGATACTTTTCTTCTGACCATTCTCCAGCACTTAACGTTGGTAGTCCAGCTAAATTAGCAAATGCTTTTGTTATTTGGTTTTTGATTTCTCCTTTTGAGAAGAATTGTTTTATGTTTTTGAGAATATTCATAATTTAGCGTTATAAACGTATTATAACAAATTTTAGCCTCTTTGTCAAAAATTATTTAAGTCGTTAAAATCTTGTTTATCTGGTTTAAAGTCCTTGAGCGTGTTTGCAAACCTTTTTATTCTATTGTTTCTACTCCACTCTTTCATATAATTATTCCATCTTTCCCTGTTGTGACTAAACCAATATAATGATCTACACCTATCACAACAAAACTTCTGACGACTAATCTTTTTAATAAATGTTCCTCCACAATTTTTACATTTCATAATTAAAGTTTACCTTTGGCGAATCATCTGTTCCATTCTCATAATCATAAAACCAATTCCTTGTTGATATTGGGGTATATTCTTTTAATTTTCCCTTGTCATCAAATCCTATGTGAACACACCATACACTCCAATCAATTAATGTTTTCCAACCATTAGCTCCTATGTCATACCAAGTCCATAAATCCGGGCCACACCACCCGTTCCAAGTTGACCTTAGCTTAATCTGTTCCATTGCCTCTCTCCTGAAAGCCCAGCAATAATAACCACCTCCGTCTATCTCCTCTATGCCTTTCTCTTTAGCTGCTAACCCTATCTTGTTTTTAACCTTACCTCTTGCGTCAACTCTCATTTTCCAAGCTCCACAATGGCCGTGATCCCCTGCGTTCCTCATTGCCTCTACTCCTTGAATACAACCTATCTCTTTATCTCTGTTAATTCTCCTATATAGCTTCTTAAATGCCTGCTTTGGTATTATCGTGTCATCCTCAACTATAAAAACTATATCGCTGAAGTTAACGTGCGTTATGATCCTCTGCATATTATCAATAATCCTTTTCCATCTCTTTTTATAATCCTCAATTCTTGTTATCTTAATTGGCTCTTGGTTTGTTATTATCATTTCTGCTGACAACCACTTCTGGCCGTGATAATCTATCCAGTTCTTACAATAATCTATTAACCACCTATCCTTTGTGTCTAAATATAAAAGCAAATACAAATCTTTGCGTGGTATATTCGCATTTGCTATTGCTTTTAAACATTTTGCTATTGGGTATTTTCTGCTAATCACTACAACAAAACTATCTACGTTCATTTTAATAATTCTTTATGTAATTTTTTAACATCCTCCCAAGTAACAAGCTCTGACCCGGGATCTGACTTTGTGTGTATTGCTTTTCCACTTCTATTGTTCCATTTTTTAAAATATACTCCTCTATGTTTTGAATAATATTCGCAAGTGTCCTCCCATTGTTGAATTGATATTGATTTGCCATAATGTCTAACCAATCCTTTTAATCCTCCAAGTCCACTTAACTTTGGCTCTCTCTCTGACTTAATAGACCAAGTTGGTTGAGCTTTCTTTCTAAACCAGAATATAATATCCCTAAACTCTGGCCCACAATAATCTCTTAACTTTGTTATATCCCCATTATATTTTCTGTCCTTGTCTTGCTCTGTTATATAAAAATCAAATAATCTCATTCGTAAATAATAGAGTTCTTTCTTGTCTAAAATTACTGGATCAAATTCTAATCTCTCGTCTGCGTCAAAATAACAAAACCAATCGTCGTGATTAGCATTCTGTGAAGCCAACTTATAAATTGCTTCTCTGCTCGTATGCTCGGCCCAATCTCTTTTCTTTGGTTCTGGATACCATTGCTTATTCTCAATAGTTCCCACTACCTTTGGATGTGCCTTAACTATCTCTAGTGTGTTATCTGTTGAAGCATCATCGTAAACATAAATCTTATCGCACCATTGTCCGAAATGATCTAATGTATCCTTGATAATCAATCCCTCATTTCTAATTCTTGTTATTCCTATTTTCATTTTATTAT